TTAAGCAGTGGTATCAACGCAGAGTACTAGCGCGGGCTCGACGCGGGCTGCGATCAGCGCCGGGTCACCCGTGGTGATGGTCGTGACCATCGTCTCGAGTTGCTGCAAGACCGTGATCAGTGAGGGTGCGGCAGCGGACAGAACGGGATTCGAGGTGCTCATGGTTTCTCCGGTGGTGGGGTTGGGGCTAAAGGGGTGGTGGTGCTCGTCGTGGTGCTGGTCGTTTGCGACGGGCCCTCGTCATCGGCGGTGTTGCGCTGGCGCATGAACCAAAACGACATGACCAGCATCAGGCCATCCTTGAGCTCGTTCGTAAGCGTGGTTTTGAACACGCCGACGGCTTCCAGAATCGCGCAAGCAAAAAACCCGACGAGGAAAAAATACGAAAGTCCAACTTGGGCGGACGCAGCTTGTTTGTGGATCATGACGCCACTCCGGTGAGTAAGATGTATGCCAGGTTCGCGTAACGCTGGGCCAGCGCGCCATTGGTCGTGGTGCACTGGGCGGCAGCCTCGGCCCAGTCACCAGCTTTTAACGCGGCGAGCATGTTGGGGTACCCGAGCAGCCCGTGCACGCCCGCGTTGTAGGCGATGTCGAGCAGCACGGATTGACGCGCATCGTTGATCTGGTAGTACCACGGAAACGACAGCAGCTGTGCCTCGATCTTGCCGACCAGGAACCGCTCAATGACATCAAACAGTTCATTATCGCCAATCGCGGTGAGGTTGAAGCCATAGCCCCACGAGAGCTTGCCTACCGGCGCGCGTACGGTAAGACCGGTTGCGTCGTCATAGGGGTCGGTGCGCACACCTTCTTCGTGGACCACACGAGCTAAAAATATGTCGATGCCGCTCACGCGAACTGCCTCAGGATCATGGCGCAGACCATCAGCAGCAGAGTCAAGCACGCATAGTCCACGCTCCGTGGCCGTCCGATCAACGCGCCATAGATGGCGAAAGCTGCCGCTAAACCTAGGACGCCAAGACGCAGATCCATGAGGTTCATCATGACTTGTTCCTATTGGTGAGCCTGGCGAAGTCGACCTGGATCTTACTGATGCTGTCGCGGATCTCCTCACGGAAGCGGAGCGATTCGTTTTGATGGCGGTCCATCCGCTCAAAGAAGCTCTTGAAGGTGTCGTCGACACGGATGCGCTCGGCCTCGCGTAGGGTGTCGATCCGTTCGCGTTCCTTCTCGCGGGCCTCCTCGATCTCCTTGCGCGCCTCCTCCACCTCTCTACGACGCGCCTTTTCATTGTCGTCGTACTTCGCCTTATCGAGCTTCCCCGATAGACGACGCTCCAGCGCACCTATCAACCCGAGCACGGTCACGACAAAGATTCCGATCTCAGTCCAATTTGCGGATGATTCCATCGTGGTCCTTTCAAGAGTTCGTTCATAGGTCAATGGCCGATCGCGCGCCAACAGGTGCTGGACCCGGCGGCGCCGTTGGTGCAGTTGAATCCGGCTGCGGTGATGCCGGTCACGACGATCGTGCCCTGGACGTTCACGGCCGTGGCAACCACGCTAAAGCACGCGTTGGGGAACGCGATAGGAAACGACACGCCCGTGTTGCCCGCGCCGCCGTTCGCTACCTCGCCCCACTGGTCGATCGTGCCGTCCGGGTTCTTGCGATAGCCGTTGGCGGCGACATCGGAGCCCGGGTTGACGAACTGACAGGTCGCGATCCGAGTGCTGCCGTCGCCTACCGAGCCCGTCGGCGCCGTGGGGTCGCCCGTGAGCGCAGCCGAGTTCAGCGGCGCGTAGCCGCCCTCCACGAAGGCGACCGTGGCGTAGGCGCTAAGTGACGCAGCAGTGGCGTAGGCTGACAGGTCCGCGACGTTGACGATGTACTCAGACCCGTTCCACAGGCACTCGTACACGCTTCCCGCGACGATGCTCCCGGCCTTGACCGTGCCACCATCCTGGAGGGCCATGGCGACCGCGCCGAGCCCATCGTTGAAGGTGCTGGCGCCGGTGCTGGTATGCGCGGCCAGCCACCGTATGGGTGCGCCCGCGGTGCGCGCGGTCAGCGCTGGTGTCAACGCCACTGAGTAGGCGTTGGCTGAGCCCGTGTCCGCCGTGTAGTTGCCAGCCTGCTTCTGCAGGTCATCAAACTGCGCGAATTGCTGCAGGTCACCCGCGGTAGGTAACTGTGCCACCGTATCGCCCGCGTTCCACGATAGGGCTGCGGTGCCTTGCTGGGCACGCACGATGGTCGTGAAATTGTCAGTAGACCTGGCGGTGACGAGGATCACCTCGTAGGTCGTCGGCACGCCCGCCTTGATCAGCGTCGCTGAGAAGCTCTGGCCCGCGGCCGGGGCGGGGAACAACGCGCCCGCGCCCGAGACCACCGACAAGCTGGTGGCGGTGCTGGTGATCGCTCCGGCCAGCGTCGTCGTGGCGTTATCAGAAAATAGTCGCAGACTCATGCGTCAAGATCTCCTGTGCCCAGGATGTCGCGCCACAATGGCGGCCTGGTCTCGAATCGGTGGAAGGTCAGGCAGTCGGGCACTGACGCTTCGACGGTATGGGGTTTGGTGCCGTCGAACGTCGCCTCCTCGCCCGCGACGAGGTAGATCACGACCGACGGTGCGATCCGGACCACGACAGCGCCTCTGAGACACGCGACCGCGTGCCCGTCACCAACATCATGGGTATGCTCCGGGAGCCGCTCTCCGGCCATCTCGAAACGATAGAGGCAGCCGAACTGCCCGTCTCGTTCCTCAAATCGGTAGCGGATCACGTGTAAAGCAGCACGACGCCGCCCGCGTTACCGAGCCCGGCTAGGCCGCCGGAGCGCAGAGCGCCCCTACCGCCACCGCCATAGGGGCCGCCGTTAACGCCCGTCACCGGGGTGCCCCCGACGCCGCCCGAACTACCGTTTGAGACCTGGCCCGCGCCGCCTGTGGTGTTCACGTCGCCGCCCGTGGCGGTACCGCCAGTTCCTGGCGTGCTACCAGAGGCCGCGTTCCCCTGGCTCGCTGTGAGCGTTCCGATGGCAAAGGTGCCCGAGGAAACTTGCGTGACTCCAACCGTATCATTCCCTGTCGTGGCGCTGATGGAGAGCGTCTTGCCCCAAGCCGATGAATTGAGCGCGATGGTCTTGCGGAAGTAGCCGCCCGCGCCACCACCAGCGCCCGGGATGGGGTGGCACAAAGACCCGGCACCAGCACCGCCTGGGCCTCCCGAGCCCCAGCCCTCGATGACGACCTGTGTGACTCCTGACGGGATCACGTCAGTCGCCGCCGCTTGGCCAGTGTAGGTGTGCAGATCCGACACGCAGGAGATCGAGACCGAGGCGGTGACGCTCGCCGTCTGGCCATAGCCGTCGGTGACGACGCACCTGGCCGTGCCCGTGTAGACGTTGGGCGACACCAAGCCGTTGCCGGTAAAGGATGTGGTGGCGGCCGAGGACGAGTTGATCGTCAGGTTGCTGCCACCCGCCGTGAAGCTCCACGAGTAGGTGTAGGCGCCCGAGCCGCCCGCGGGCGTGACCGTGACGACGCCCGTGGTCTGGCTCGCCCCGGGCCCGGTGCTGGTCGCCGTGCTGGGCGAGATGCTGGCCGTCACCAAGCTCACGCGGTTGATCGCGACCGAGGTCGTGGTGGAGATCTGGGCGCCGGTGGTATCGGTGACTAAGCACTCGGCGGTGCCGCTCACCGCGCCACCGGCGGCCAGGTTGCTGGAGCTGAACGACGTCGATGACGCACTGGGCGAGTTGATGACGATACCGCCGCCGCCCGAGAGCCACGACCACGCGTAGGTGTAGGGCGCTACGCCACCCGCCACATGGCAGATCGCGGTCCCGGTCGTCAACACCGCCGCGGCGCCCGTGGTGCTGAGCGAGCTCGGCGAGATGGAGGCGGACGGGCCTGAGGGTGAAACCGTGGGGCTGTAGTAGAAAACCACGCCACCCGCAGATCCAAAGGGGGCGATACCGCCGATAACTCGAGCGCCTTGGCCGCCTTGCCCAAAAGGACCACCGTTAACGCCGGTTACGGGCGTGCCGCCAGCACCAGGTGAGCCAGAGGGGGCCAAGCCAGGGCCGCCCGCCAGGTTCACGTCGCCGCCCGTGGCGGTACCGCCAGCGCCAGGCACGTTTTGAGCCGCTGCGGTGCCTTGATACGCTGTCAGGGTCGCGAGCGAGAAGGTGCCAGAAGAAACCGCCGTATAGCCTACCGTATCCGATCCTGTCGTGGCGCTCACATCAATCGACTTACCCCAGTTGGCCGAGGTCAGGTTGATGGTCTTGCGGAAGTAACCACCAGCCCCACCCCCCGCGCCGAGTACGGGGTCGCAGATTGAGCCGTGCGCCGCGCCACCCTGACCGCCCGGGCCCCAGCCCTCGATGACGACCTGGGCCGCACCATTCGGTATGACCGTGGTGTTGGCCGCCTCACCTGTGAAGATGTCCGTGACCGCCGCGCAGTCGATGGAGACACCGACTGAGACCACGTAGGTCTGCCCGTAGGCGTCCGTGATCGTGCAGGTGGCCGAGCCCGTGTAGTCGTTGGGAGGCGTGAGCCCTGTCCCGTAGAACGTCGTGCTGGCCGCCGTGGGGCTGGTGATGTTCAAGCCAGCGCCGCCCGAGGTGAAGCGCCACGCGTAGGTGTAGGTGCCCGAGCCGCCAGAGGCCGTGACGACGACCGCGTTGGTGGTCTGGTTGGTCGCCGTTCCCGAGCTCGTGGCCGAGATGGGCGATACCGTCGCGGTGACCGCGGTGACGCGAGTGACCAGCAAGCTCACGACCGACGTCACGACCGATCCGTTGGCGTCCGTAACCGCGACCTGCGCGATCGCTTCAGCCGAGGTTCCCGCTGCCACCCCGGAGATGGAGAACGTGGTGGAGTTACTGGACGGGCTCGTGATCGTGAACGCCGATCCTGAAGCGATGCTCCACCGGTAGCTGTAGGGCGCCACGCCGCCGCTGGCCGTCGCGACCGCCGGGCCGATGGTCGCTGACGACGCGGTGCCACTGGTCGAGAGCGTCGAGGGCGAGATCGTAACCGTGGGCGCCGCGGTGCGTGTGATCGACACCGGGATGTTGAGTGTGTAGATCTGGCCGTAGCCATCCGCCACCGTACAACTGGCAGTGCCTGACGCGGACGTCGATGGCGATAGGTTGCCGGTGAACGTCGTGCTGGAGTGCGTCGGGCTGTTGATCGTGATGCCGAAGCCGCCGCTGCTGAAGACCCAAGTGTAGGTGTAGGTGCCAGAGCCGCCGGAAGCCATCACGGTCGCCGTGCCGGTCGTGATCAACTGGGTGCTGCCGGTAACCGTCAGCGACGCGGGCGAGATGGTCGCCGCGATGGCGGTAGCCCGGATCAGGGTCACGCTGACCGTGGCCGTGGCCGTCTGGCTGGTGATCGTGTCAGTCGCCGTACACAGGGCGATACCGGTGTCGGAGCCGCCGGAAGCCAGACCCGTTGCGGTGAACGTGGTCGATGCGGACGACGGCGAGTTGATCGTGATGCCCGCGCCACCTGACTGGAAGACCCAAGCGTAGGTGTAGTTGCCGCTGCCGCCCTGCAGCGTCATGGTGGCGGCGCTGCTCGTGACCGTGGCGGTACCGGCTTCCTTGGTCAGCGAGGAGGGCGACATGAACGCCGTCAGGTTGACCAGGATGTTGACCGCGTAGGTGTACTCGGCCGGAAGCTCGAGCAGGCCCCCTAAGAACGCGAGCTTGAACAGCTGCGTGATGTTCGGGGTCACCTGCGCCTGCGACGACAGCAGCGCCTGGTTTAAGTCCACGGTGAGTGTGCCGCTTGCCACCTGAACAGAGATCGCGGTGGTGTTCTCCGCGCCAATCACGAAATCGCTGAGTGATGGGATCGGATCAATGCCATTAACGCCGAACAGGAACCGCGCGATGCGCCGCTTGAGCCAGCGCATGGAGAACCGGCGCCCGTCGCCCTTGTACAGGTTCCACGTCAGCACCCGCTGATAGATGTCGTCGGTGAGCGTGTAGTAGGTGCTGGTCGGAAACGAGAAGTAGTTGAGCGGCTGCGTGTTGAGGGGCAGGGTGTTGAGCGGTCCCAGCGTACCGCCGCCCTGCACCGCGAGCGAGCCACTGCGTGGCTGGCCGTAGAGCCCCTCGCCTACCCAATCGAGCAACTCACCCGACAACCCCGGGTAATAAGCCAGCACCGTGTTCGCGAACCAGTCGACGTACAGCTGCGCCGCCTGGTTGAAACCGGTGAAGAACGCGCGCACGTCATCGTCGTCCGAGTATTCCTGATAGGGATACGCGGTAATAACCTGCGTAAGCATGTCAGCCCTGCGTGACCGTGATGCCGGTGGTGACGCAGGTGAAATAGCTCTCCGCGTCGCCGGTGATTGCGAAGGTGCCGGAGCCTGGCGCGGTTAACGTGCCGTTAATGTAGACCGAGAACGACAGGCGCGTGAGGTACGAGCCGTCAAGCACGTCTTCCACCGCAGCCTGAAAGATCTCGAACATCTCGAGCTCGTTGATGACCTGGCCCACGCCGAGCGCGTTGATGTACGCGGCCAGCGGCGCCTGCACCAAGCCCGGGAAGGCGGAGCCACCCGTAAAGTTGGACAGCACCGTGTTCCACGTCACGGTCATGGTGACCACCTGGGCGGGAGATGCCACGTACAGGACGTTGTAGGTGTCCGGGTAGTCCTTCAAGGATACCGTGACGTTGCGGCCAGAGCTGACCGCCGAGCCCTGCAGGGTCGAGACGTCCGCGACCGAGATGAAGATGGCATAGGCGATGGAGTAGGTAGAGAGTCCGCCGCCTACCACGATGCGCAACCCGCCGCTCGCGGCTTGGACCGAGATCAGATTCGCTTGCGCGCCCAGTACCAGACCGATCATGGTCTTGATGAACCGCGGCCCGCTGACGCACGCCGCTAGGTTCGCCTGCAGCACGCGGGCACGGTAGGCGTAGTAGGTCTCGTCCGCGCCGCCCGGAGTGCCGGGATTCGGATTGGTGACGCTGAGCGTGATCGTGGGCGGTATGGACGTGCTGATCGTGGTGACGGTATTGGCAGGCACGCCGAACGAACCCTGGTTGACCGCCACCGCGGTGATCGCAGCCGACGAGCCGCTTGAGCCGATGACGCCGCCGCCAGAGATGGCGTAGGCGTTCGTGCCATCTGAGATCAGGAGACCGTTTGGGATGACGTAGCCCACGGTGCCGGTGAATACCACGTTGACGCTGGTGTTGGTCGCTGTCCCATAGACCACGCCAAGCATCTGCCCCAGCTGCAGCAGCAGCGCCACGTTCGCGCCCAGCGGGGTGAGCGAGTTCACGGCTTCTACCTTGGCGGAGTCGCACTGTGCGATCGCAGCGACGCTGGTGCTGCTGAGGTCTTCTACCAACGAGCCCGGTAGGTTCGCGGTGTATCCGGGGCTTTGCAGCGCCGCCGCTGCCAGTACCTGCTGCTGCAGCGAGGACGGGGATTGCGGCTGCAGCCCTGAGGCCGTGATGACGATCGGAAAGTCAAACGGGTTCGGCGTGCTCATTTCAACTCAGCCCCCAGAGGTTGGAACCATACATTTGAGCGAAGCTCATGTATTGGCGACCCCAGGGCGTTTTTAAGGTTTGCAGGTCCGCGAACGTCAGCGTTCGCATGGCCTCGGGATTCAAGATCGTAGCGTAGGTGCCGTTGTCCGTGGCCGAAGATACCACACCAACAGATGGCACGCCGATACTGTACTGGGCGCGTAGTCCTACGAAAAAGGTACTGTTCGGCAGGTCTTGAGCGTAATTTACAAGCCGATCGGCGCCGAGGTTGTAAACTGCTAATGTGTAAATAGTGGACGATGCGACATTAAGCGATTCGGTGACCGTGTCGAGTGCCACCCACAGGGAAACCTGGATGGCGGCTGCAGCCGCCGAGTCGGGAGTGCTGCTGGCAATCAGGCCGCCACTACTATCGGTCACCGGATTGCCGCTGCTGTCGACAACATTGGAGGACGTCGTCGCTGCGAGAAAAGCGGCGGGGATGCCAGGAATGTTAGTACCCAACCACGCAATGTAGCCCGCTAGCGACGGCATCATCCCAGGGTCGGTCGGATTCGGTGTACTCACTTATAATCCTTTAGAACGGTGGCGGCGAGTAGCCGGTCAGCAGCACGCCCGTGTGCGTCACCGCCACCACCTGATACGTTGGTGGCCTGCTGCTCGTCTTGGTGATCGTCAGCGACCGAAAATACTGCGCGAAAGCCTGCTGCGTCTGGGCCACGTAGACGTCTGGTGAGACCTGCTGCTGCACGGCCTGCTCCGCCGGAATCCCGTAGGTCGAGTAGAACGGCGATTCGTTCAGGTTCAAGCCCAACGTCTGGCACAGCGTCGTGAACCATACCTCATCGTTGTTGCCGTTGGAGTCGGTCTCGACCGTGACCCACTCATAGCCCACGCCGGGAGCCACCGGCTCCAACGTGAGCGTCGTGGTGCCGCCCAAGGAGGCGCAGCCCCAAGCCGGGTATACCGGCGCACCGATGTTCAGCGCGTTCTCGGTGCCGACCACCAATCCGTTGACCAGGTAGTTACACTGCGTGCCGTTGTAGGCGACCGTCATCACGTCACCCGCTTGCGGTGTGACGTTGTAGAAGTAGTATCCGCCATTGTAAATGATCGCGTAGTGCCCAAGCTCGATGTGCGACAGCAGCCCGTAGGCCCAGCCCGTGTAGTTGGCGCCCATCGGCACGAACGGCGATTGGTTCAAGCCGATCGTCATGTAGTCTGAGCCCTGGCTGCCCACCGTGGCCTGCACGACGCAGGTGGTAAAGGGGTTGGTAGCCGTAGCGCCTCCCGACCACGGAGCGCCAGGAGCGCCGTCGGTGGTCGTGAAGGTGTTGCCAACGACCGTGCAGTTATACCCCACGAAGCCCGGGGTCACCGGGCCCACAAGAGGCTGGCGTCCGTAGGTCCTCACGTGCTCACCGGGCCAGAGATACCGGTGCCCGTCTGGACCCCAGAGTGGTTATGCGTCGCGAACAAGATGCCATCCAAGAATATCCCCGTGGAATTGATGTCCAGCGTGTGCCCGTTCGACGTCAGACTGAGGCTGGTCGGGTTCACGTTGATCACCGACGCGCCACTGTGGTCCTGCACCCGGGCGCCCTGCGGGCCCACGATGACGACCTGGTTCGGGCTGATCGCGGTGAGGGCTTTGTTTGACGTCGGCAGCCAGACCAACGCGCTCAGGTTGCCTTCGAGGGTGCCCAGGTTCGCCAGTGCCGAGCCTAAACCACTCACCACCGCGATCGCTGTGTCCATCGCGAGCGCGCATCCCAGGTCACCCTCTTGGATCGGCAGTTGGACGTAGGCCGAGGTGCCGATGGGTATGGTAACGTCTGGCAGCGTCGCGTCACTCACCAGAAAGGTCACGGTGACGATCTGACCGCTGACCGACACCACCTTGCCGGGCAGTGACAGCCCACGCTTCTTGATCTCGGCGATCGCCTTGGCTGACGCAAACTGGTTCAGCGTCCGCGAGAGCGGGGTCTTTTGCGCTTGGCTCATGTTGGTATCGGCACGGCACTAAAGGTGGTGTTCCATGACTCCGCATCTGCTTGACGGAAGTTGGCAAAATGGTGCGCCTCGGTCACCCGAAACGATCCCTGAAACGCCGTGCGACTCGAGGCTGGCGCAAGTGGTGAGGCTGCTGCTTGGCTCGTGAGCGCGAAGGGCGCGTTGATACCCATCGGGAATTTAATGTTCTGCCCCACCTGGATGTCGGCACGTAGCACGGTCTTGAAGTTCACCGTCGCGGGCCCTATCCACGTCGGCTGCCCGATGAGGTCTTGAAAATTCAGCATGGTCACCGGCGTAGCCGACGGCCCCTGTCCATCGGTTATGTAAATTGCGTTTCCCTGCGGGATGATCTGCACGCCCGGATAGTTTTCGCCATACTGTTGCCTGCCGATCTCTTGGCTCTTGTCCAAGATGAACGCCGCGAACGTCGCGAGCGAGGGGTAGGTGCCCTTCTGATCGACGCCGGTCGCGAGGCTGTTGGCAATGTTGGGTGCGGATACCGTGTATTGCTGCTGGCTGGAACTGCCGGGGCCGAACGCACCCAGCAGCGCGGTCTGGATCGCGGGTCCGATCTGGGTTCCTTGTGGCCAGGTGAACTGGATGTCCATCGGCGCCGCAGCACCCGGGTACACGATCAGGTCCAGCGTCTGGTTCACGCCCTGCCAGTTGCCGTAGGCGTAGTAGATGATGCCCTGCGCGATGACGCCATTCTGCGCCGGGTTCGCGAGTGGTAATCCCGCCTGCATGCCCGCCTTCAGCACGAAGTTCGACCCGTTCAGGTTCGTCGCCTGCGCGATCATCGGCAAGCCCACGCCCCATACGCGGATCATCGAGTTGCCCTGCGGGTTGCTGAACGGGTAGACCGGAAAGTCGAACTCGATATTCAGCGCGCCGTCCAGCGTCTTGCCGTTGACGTAACTCGTGAACGTGCTGCCGCCAGAGAGCTTGGAGAATCCTAGGCCGGTCGTGGTGGGCTGATAGACGAGGCCGCTGACCGGATCGGAGATCGTCAGGTCGTAGTACCTCATCCGAACTCAAACTGCTGCGTGCTGTAGTGGTACAGGAAATAGCCGATGTCGTAACCATCCACCAGGTTCAGTGAGAAGTTCACCGCGCCGGTAACCGGGTTGGACTCATTCGGATTGGTCGCTAGCTGGTAGGTCAGCGTGCTGGGTCCGGTGGCGAGCACCTGCACCGCGCCATCGAATACCGTATCCGTCTGCGAGATCCACACCGCTGCAACCTGGGCCAAGGGCACGTTGTGTGGACTCTGCGTGGCGATGGACGCGATCCCAAGCGACCAGGTGAACTGTCCCGTGATGACCGGCCCGCTTGAGGCCAGCGACCGACAGACGATCAGGTTTTGCGACAGGTCGTAGACATTGAGGTAATACCGTTGGCCGGACAGGCTCCACGTGATGACGATGGTGTACTGCTGGCCTGCCATCGTCGCCTGAAATGAGAACGCCGTCTGCGTGGACGGTTGAAAGTCGACGAACGTGCTCATTGCAGGTACGGGTTATCGTTGAGGCTCGAGCTGAGCGTGTTACCGGGGTTCGCCACCGAGGTGCCACCTGCCCAGGACGGCAAGCCGCTCATCGGCGTACCGTTGGTGATCGCTTGGATCAGCGTGCTCTGTGCCTGCTGCGCGGCCTGCAGAGACACGAGCGGTTGGTAGAAGTCCCACCGATACTGGACCTGCGCCTGGTGCGTCTCGCTGCCCACGTCGATCATGCGCAGCAGAATGCAATTCGTGTAGATGAACGCGGGAGTGACGACCGTGAACAGACCGCCCAACGTGATGTGCTGCTGGAGCGAGCTCTGCAACGCCGTGATCACTGCCTGCTTGGCGGCATAGGTCACCTCATCCGTGGCGGGGCAGGTCATCAGCATGGGGACGGTGAGCGGGTTCTTGATCACCGCGTTGGCCGCCACCGCCTGGTTGGCGAACGGGTACTGCGCCGCTTGCAGGTCGATCAACGAGCTGCCTGGGAGTGGCTGGTAATTAGCGAAGGCGCCGTCTAGCTGCGCGTTCAGATTCGCGCCCGTGATCTGCCCGGTGACATCCACTCCGGTGTCGTTGGCCGTGATGCCAGAGATGCCTGGGTCGGTCAGCTGGATGATCGGGATCGCGCCGCCCTGCTGCGCTGCTAGGCCACCCGTGAGGATGATCGGCGTGATCTGATACTGCATCTTCCATGAGATGAAATCGGATGAGGCGCTCATGGGGTCTGCTGGGCCAGGGAAGCGACGGCGCTGCCTCCGGTGTTATTGTTGATCTCGATTTTCATGGGACCGGACCAGTCCTTAGAATACTTGTCGGTCTTGCGCCAGTTGGGGTCGGTCGCGAAGAGCTTGTCAGCAGCAGGGTCGCCGCGGTTGTACGCCACCAGCGCCTTCTGCACGTCGCCGCCGTAGTGACGGAGCTCGGTGATCAGGATCTGCGCCGCGCGCTCCGCGCCCTGCGTGAAGTCGCTGACGTTGTAACCACCTGCCATCGCCTGCATGATCTGGAAGGGTCCGATCGCGCCCGCGGAGCTGTTGGGAGCCGTCGTGTTGCGACTCGATTCCTTGCCCCACACGTAGTCCTCAAGCCCTGAGGGAAGGCCGTACTTGCTCTCGTTCATCGAGACGATGGACGACGCCGGGCTGAACTTGCCGCGCAGCCAATCCAAGGCTTTTTGCATAGCGCCCGCGTTCGCGTCGACCACGTTCAGGAACTGACCTGGCGCGGCCTTCAGGAGACTGACGGCCGTGTCGCCCGGGTGCTCGACGGCGTTCGTGAAGCTGCGGATCGAGTCGGCCAGCTGCCCCGTGTCTGAGACGAACTGCTTGACCTTCTCCTGGAAGTCTCCCGACTTCAGGGTGTCCGCGAAGTCGTCGATCCACTTCCCTAGCTGGTCGATGCCCTTCTTGATCGGGCCGTTGCCGTCCGCCGGGAAGGCGTCTTTGATCAGCTTAACGACGGAATCCGACAGGTGGCTGAGCGGGTCCGCGAGAGGACCTAAGCCGATGACGAACGTCTTGAAGATCGACTGCCCCGCGCGGTCCATCTGCGTCGTGAAGTCCTGCCAGCGTCGCGCGGTAGCGTCGTCAATCCCAAGGTCGCCCTGGTTGCCGCGGAAGTTCGCGATCTGGGCGTTGAACTCGTTGCCCGAGACGGACCTGAGACGGCGCACGTCCTCGAGACCTAGGCCGATGTCGCCTAGGCCGTACTGCGATTCCAGCAGCCCGATTTGGTTGGCTGGCGTCGCCAGCGCCCTGGCGCGCACTGCCTTGAGCACGGCGATAGCCACGTCCGCCGGACTGCCGTTTGGGTTCACGCCAAGCGCGTACAGGCCACCCTGCTTGGACGGGTCAGCCGTCGCGGCGCTGATGCCCGACAGAAACGCACCTGGGTTCACGAAACGGCCCAGGTTCGTCTCGAAGGACTTCTGCTGCCCGATCGTAAGACCTAAGCCTAGAGAGCTCCTTCGTTGGTCAGAGACGCGCTCGGCCATGCGGTCCAGCCCGTACAGGCCGCCCAGGCCGAGCAAGCCAGTGACCCCGCCGATGATGCCGGTCCACGACAGGAGCGCCTTGGTGGCCGTGACGACGTTCTTGCTGACGGTTCCCGACGCCTTGCTGATGTCGGTCCAGAGGCGCTGGGACACCGTGAGGTGCTTTTCTTGCGCTTTGCGGGCCTCCGCCTGCTCGCGGTTTACCTGGCCCTGCGCCATGAGCGCAGCAGTCATGCGCTCGAACTGCGTCGCCATGGCGGCGGATTCTTTGCTGGCGTTCTTCCAGGCGTTCGGGGTTTTCCCGAGCTGCTGCTGGTACTTATCGAACAGCTCCTGAAAGCGCTCGAAGTTGCCGTCCGGGTCAACTTCTACGTCGATGATTGATTTGATTGTCACGCCACTCTCCTACCGTACCGGGACGCGACCGCGTAGCGCGTTGATCAGGTATCGCTGCCGAAATTCAAGCGCCGTGTGCCATTCCAGGTCGTGGGTCTTGGCGAACTCCTTGAAGCCGGGGTCCGAGAACCAATCAAGCACGTCGGCGACTAAGCCGCCGTCCTCACGCCAGTAGTCACGCTCTCGGTCGAGGTCACTAAGGAACTCATGAACTCCGTACAACTCAACGATTCGATTCGCGCACCCCACAGTGCGTAGGCGGCTGCCAGGACGTTCGGCAGGTCCTTCTTCCGATGCATGACTGAGAACACAGTAAAAAAAACGATGGCGGACTCCACTACCGCCAAATCATCTTCCGAAACGATCTTGAGCTTCTTGGCGTCGTAGTAGCCGATGCTCTGCCAGCCCTTGTCGCCGACGTAGAGCACGTTGGTCAGGCGGTGGATCTCCGCCATGAGGCCGCGCTCGACACCAGCGTCGCCTTCCCACGCGTTCAGTTGGATAGCGCACTTCTTGAGGGCCTTGGCGGCAAGTCGGGCGGAGGCCGCGAGTCCTAGGCCGCCGCTGTAGAAGTAGTTGAACGTGACGCCCAGCACCTCCCAGTAAACCTCGAACGTCTGGGACGTGATCGGTGTGCTGTGCACGTAGGCGATGATCTTCTCGTCGTTGTCCGCGTCGTAGATCGGGATGACAAGATTGAGCTTGCGATCGATCTTCATACCTACGCCCAGAGCGCCGCGTTGATCAGGATGTAGCCTCCCACCTGCACCGAGTACCCAGCGTCCTCACCGCTGAAGTTCAGCTCTCGCACGTTCAAGATCGCGCAGTTGAACAGGTCGTAGGGAGGCAGGGCCGTGGTGTCGGGGCGAACCGTGCCATTGCCGATCAAGCTCGACACCTGCCGCTGCAGCTCGTATTGCGAGGCCAGCGACTGCGTTTTCAGCAGGTTGATCGTGAGGCCAATGATCTGGTATGGCTCCGGTGACTGCACCACGCCCGTGAGCGTCTGCAGCATCTTGGTGGTCTCACCGTCGAACGACAGCGTGATGCCGCTCTTGTTCAGGAAAGACGGCGTGACGTTCAGCGTCGGATACTCGATCCATGTGACGCTCGCGACTAGACGGTTCAGCGTCCCTTGCGGAGCCAGCGGGTTGAATGACATTCAAATTCTCCTTACAGGCTCGCGATGAGGTTGGTGATGGTCAGGTTGAAGATGATCGACTGGAACCCGTTCTGCGGGATCGCGATGACCGAGATGCCGTTATAGACCATGTTCGCGTAATCGTTCGGGTTCAGGTTCACGTACGTGCTGAACGGCACCGCGTTGACCACGTTCTGGCCCGCGTATGTGCCCGCGGCGATCGCGGCGGAGAAGGCGGTTGGGCTCAGGCTCGTCTTGAGCACCGAACCCGCGAGGAGGCCCGAGGCGATGCCGGTCGAGATCGTGTCGGCCACCACGTCCTGCAGGGTGTTGATGCCCTGCTGGTTGTAGTAGAGCGGGTTCTCCGGGTTGTTGGAGCCCACGATGACCGCGTTCGCCGCGGCTTGGTCGGTATTCAGCTGCACCCAGTCCGCAGCGTACCACCACGTGAAGTCGACGCCCGTGAGCAGGCGGCCCCACTTGTACAGGGTGTTGCTGACGCCGCCCTCGGCGCCCGTGTCGACGTAGCCCACGTTGGCGTTCTTGAGCGTGAGTAGCGTGGTCGTGTTGCCCTGCTGCGGGTAGGGCGTGACGCCATTCAGGTACGCGAAGCACAGCTGCGTCTGCTTGTTCGTCGGCGTGGGCGCGTAGTTGAGCGTGACCTGGAACGTCGCCGCCAGGCTGAACTCGGTCAGCGGCTTGCCGGGTGCGTCGACCGCGAGCAGGATGTTCTTGACCGCGGGATAGCTCGCGTAGTTGGCGAGGCTCGTGGTGATGAAGAAATACGTCTTGGCGGTAGTCGCCTCGTACTGAGCGATGAGCGCCAGCAGGCCCGCGCTGCCGTCCCAGCCCCGGGGGACCAGGTAGGAGTAAGCGAAGTTCGGATTGAGCGCGATCCACGCACCCAAGGCCGCCGGACCGGTCGTCTGGTCGCCAGGCCCCAACTCGAGGACATACACCGACTGCCCGGTGCCCTGGCCCCAGTAGGTGTTGTTCTGCGCGACGAGCTCGCCCTGGCCCGCAACCGTGTAGGTACCGGGCACCGTCTCGACTCCCGGGTTCGTGGTGAGCGAGAAGGTGAAGGTGTTGGCACCCGTCACCGTGCCGCCCCAGGTGCCGTTGTACCCGGAGGGCGTGGCGTTCGCGATCGTCGTGATGAACATGTCACCGACGCTGCGTCCAACGATTGCCGCTGAGGTCGTAGCCACCACCGTGCCGCCGCTCCACGAGAGACCTGAGAGCGCCAGTGGCTGCGCCAGGATCGAGGACAGGCTCGTGGAGCTGGTCAGCAGCGCGAGGGTGTTCGCGGCGAGCGTGGTAGCGCCCTGCGAGATGATCACGCCCGTTTCTTGCACCGTGATCGGCGCGGGCGCAACGGCTACCGCCGCATTGATCTGAACGATAGGCAGGCCCATGAGGTTTCCTTCAGGTGTAAGAGAGTGCGAGGGTGCCGGTGGCAGCCGATACCGTGATGCCGGTTCCGCAGGGCCACTCCAGCTTGACGGTCTGGCCGAGAGTCAGGGCCCCGCTCCAAATCACGTTGGTAGCTGCCGCCGTGCCCGTGGTCGCGCAGTCATTAATGGTGAATGACCCAGCGGCAGTGCACGACAGAGTCTGCACGATGCCGGGAAGCGCCTTTACGACTACCGCTGCTGTGGCATTCAGCAGCGCAGTGTTGCCACCAGGTAGGCCCGCGGACAAGGCGGGCAGCGGTCCGACTTGGGTAGCCATTAGCTGTAAGCGATTACGAACACACCGCCGGTGGTTACCGCTTGGACGGCGATACCTGTGGTGGTCGCCACTTCCAGCGTGATGACCTGACCGACAGTGAGCGCCGCATAGCCGATCGTAAACAACTCGTTTGCGACGGTGCCGCCAGTCGCTGCGTTGTTGTCGTAGATCGACAAACTGCCAGCCGTTCCCGCCACCAGCACGATGATGCGGAACAGGACTCCGGGAGAAGCCTTGATGACAGCAGGCGCGGCCACGTTAAAAGCGGTAGAAAGGCCGCCGGGCTTATACGGCTGAACTGCGATAGGACCTTGAGGCATGTCGATATTCCTTCTGTAAGTGAAACTAGCTCAGTAGGAGCAGGAGCGAAAAAGTGTAGGTGCCGACGTACGTGTAAACGGTCGAGCCATCCGCGGTGAACGCCGATGAATCCGCGGTGATCGCGATGCTGTCACACGTCCAGAAGCCCATCAGTACGACCGATACCAGGTCGTGGTATCTGCCTCGTAGTAGATGGCGATGCCCTGCTGCGCGGTGAGCGTCGCGGGCACCGTGGGGCCGGTCTGGCCCGAGTTGGCCACGATCGAGAACGTGGTGATCGTGCTGGTGCCGTTGTTCGTAATCCGCACGATGTCGCCGTCCACCGGATTCGCCGGTGTCGTGAGCGCCATGGTGGTGGGCCCGATGATCTGCACGATGCCGGTGCCGTTGGCGATCGTTGCCGACGTGCCCGCGGTGATCTTCTGGCGCACCAGTCCGGAGCGCGTGCCGATGACGTACGGCGTACCCGCGGCGATCGCGGTCGTGAGGTTCGAGTTCAGCGTCAACGTGGTCGCGGTGTTGCTCGCGATCGGGAACGCTTTACCCGCGTAGGGCCCGCCCATGGGCGTGACCTGGTACCCAGCCCAGGCGTTGGTCGTCCACGACTTCGTGCCATCCACGATGGTCGAGGGCGCCGTGCCGCCGACGCTGGTCGCCAGGCCGTCCGTGTACGCGGTCGCGGGCACCGGGCTGATCTCGTAGCCGCAGCCTAGGCTCGTGGCGTAGGGCAGCGTCGCGAAGGTCAGCGTGGTTGAGGTATTGCTCGCGATCAGCGCCGAGTAGCCCAGGTTGCTGGTCGCCGTGGTCACGCCGCCGCTGCTGGTGGGCAGTGAACCTGTGGTGATGGTGACGTATTGACCGAAGAACTGGTTCGTGGCCCAGGTCTGCGTCGAGTCCACCAACGTCGTCGTCGTGCCCGTGGTGCTGGAGATCCCGACGCAGCCCGGGGTCGTCGCCCGGCCGCCTAAGGCCGAGTACACCGCCACCATGTCGTCATTGACCTTGGTGAGGGCCACGCGACCCGCGTCGCCCGTGGCGTCCAAGGGAGTCGTGCCGGTTTTGATCGGGTTGTAGGCCGTGTTCGGCGAGGTGGTCGCGACGTTGTACGCGACCATGCCGATACTGAAGCCGTTGTACTGGTTAGTCGAGGACGCGCCAAACGTAGCGACGGTGGACCCCGAGGACGGCACGTTCAGGTACTGACCAAGACCCGCTGGGTTAGTGTTGTTCAACGTATTGAGGTTTGTCCAGACCGCGGTCTCGGCGGTCCACGCGAGCGTGGTACCCACCGTCTGGGTGGCGGTCGAGGCGCTCGCCTGCCAGTCAAAACTGAAGGCCGAGATCAGCACCGCGCCGGTGGTCGTCAGCGTGTTGGAGATGATCGCGTTCGCCGTCGCGCCGGTCGGAGCGACATAGGATGGCATAAACGACTGGAACGAGGACGCGGTGACGCCGGTGATGTCAATGGCCGACACGGCCGACAGGGCGCCGCTGCCACCGATCGTAGCGGATACCGCCAGGGTACCGGCCGCCACGTTCTGGGCGATGTAGGTGGCTACGTTATATCCGGTGGAGAAATAGACGTTCGCGGCGGTCGTGGGCGTGCCAGTGATCGGGGTGGACCAGTTGGCGATGTTCGTCCCGTTCGTGGGAAAATTGAAGTTGACCACCTGTCCCGTGCTGAGCAGCACGGGGTACGTGCCGCCATATGGGAAAGTGCCCGTGATCGTCGTGGAGCCGGAGGCGCCTGATGGCGCCGTGACGAACGTGATAGCGGTATTGCCGCAGGGCGCCTGCCCGGCGTAGGTGGCTGCCACCCCATTGACCATGCAAGAGATCGTCGTCTGCTGGTTGGAGTTGCCGGTGTACATCAGGCGAACCTCGACCGTATCTCCCAGGTTCGCCGCGAGCGACGTTGAGATGGAGGCGCCGGGGGTCGAGTTGACGGCTGAGTTTTGGCTATAAACGGTGGCGGTCATCAGTGTTCCTTACGCGGCTGCCCAGTTGGCGAGCCCTTGATACTTTGGTGGTGCTGAAGTGAGCGGACTCACCGGCTGCATGACCGACTCCAACGCACCCCAGCAACCGCTGACGGTGAGCGTCGTGACGCTATTGAAGTGGTTGAAGTCAACCAATCCTGCGTTGATCATCGCAGGCAGAAATCCGGTCTGCCCGTTCGCCGAGGCATAGCCGTAGGTGCCGTACATGACGTTGCCCGGGTCGTAGTAGATGTACTGCGAGCGCGGATCGCGGTGCGCAGCATAGAGGAACGTCATGAACGACGCCTGGCTACCGGTGTAATTATTCCACGAGTCGCCGGTCTCATAGCCGTGGATTGGGATGTTCTTGTAAGAGTAGGTGCTGGCGCGTATCTGCGCGATGACCGAGGCAAGCGGCCCGATCATGCCCGCGAGGATGCCGCCCGACGCGATGCTTGAGTAGGTGTACCCGCCGCCCGAGGAGGTGTGCCCCACGTTGGTGTACATCAGGCTGAAGAACTCGTTCAGCTGCGCGGCTTGGGTCGGGAAACTCAAGATGTTGGCGGAGTCTGCTGAACTCAGATTCGAGCCGTCGTTCGCCGCCGTGAAGTAGGCGAACATGCACAAGCCGTGCACCAACGTATACGGGGCGGGGTTGCCTTGGGCAACCCAGTCCGGCGCGTTCATGGCGGTGTTCATGAAGCTATAGCCGTTGCCGCCATCCGTTTGCATACCCATGATGGTCTTTACCTGCGTGCCATACGCAGAGCCGTACTCGGCCTGGAACGCCTGCCCCATCTTTGCCACCTGCGTGCCGTAGAACTCTTGTCCTTGATAGACACTACTCGACGGCCACAATGCCGGGCCTACGATGCCAACGTAATGAAACTGTTGGAACGCGCCGTTCCACACTTCGTTGCTGAACTCGCAGTAGATCGTTGCCGTGGAAGGCACACCGGTAAAGGATGCGAGCCCGGAACCCGTACCGTTCTTGGCGAGCGCCGCCATGCCGGTAAAGTGACTGGAGTCGCAGCCCATCGGAAAGACGATCCAGGGATCCACGCCGAGTTCATTGGCGAGCTGAAAGCACACCTCGTACGGTGCGCCTTGGCGGCTGCCCCAGCCAAAGTTGGACGGCAGCGTGCGGTTCGACCAGGAGTTGCCGGTAGGCGTGGGTCCGTTGATCAGGTACCAAGCGCCGTTCGTGTACGTGTTCGTGTACGGCACCGCCGACGTCAGGGCCGTGCTTAGCGTGACGACTTGCGACCCGCAAACACAAGCGCACTCGACCACCTGCGCCTGTGCGTTGGCGAACGTGATGTAGTAATTGCCGGTGGCGTACGGCCACACCGACCCCGCATTGATCGCGCATGACGACGATGATACTGACGGCACGATCGGCGAGCCGCCGATGGTCGCTGACAATTGGCAGGTCGTTGAACTCAGGTTCGACGCCAGGACAAAATAGGTCGTGCCGCTCGTAAACCCGGTCGGCGGCGTGCCGGTGATCAGCACCCCCTGGCCCGCGGTCAAGGCCGGAGACGTGGCGGTGAAGGTCCATATGCCGGTCGAGATGTCTTGGGAGATCGACCCGGACTGCGGATAATTCTGGCCCGAGACACCATCGACCGAGTGTAGATAGATGTTGCCGCTCTGACCGTTCGCCAGCGCACCAAAGGTCAACTGCTGGGTCTGGTTGTTGGTGGACAGCAGGTCCATGAAGCGGACGCGATCGTACGACGCCATCGACGCTTTGAACAGTGGATGCAGGATCTCGCCCGCGTCGTAGTTCGACGCGTAGGTGGACTGCACGAAGCTCATCGCCCGCGGATAGTTCACGTTGTCCGGTATCGCCGTGATCACGAACCGAAAGCCGGTGTTGCTCGGGCTGTTGATCGTCAACGTCACGTTGACGACTCCGGTTGAGGTGCTGACCAACTGACCGCCACTGACCGTTACGCCTGGGCTGGACGACGAGATCGCGGTCACGTCGGTCGGTTGCCCGCTGTAGCCGTAGAAGTAGAACGTGCCCTTGCCCGTGAACTGGAAGCGGTACGGACCGGGAGGATAGTACCCGGTCTGGTTCGGCGGCAGCCCGGCCGACCCGTTGGCGATGTTGACGAAGACGGCCGCATTGATGCTGGTCAACGTCGCGCCGCTGATCGTTGTCATTGAGGTGACGTAGCCGTCAGAATCGACCTGCAGATCCCCCTGGCCCAGACCGCTCGGCACCATGCCCCAGCCGCTCGTCTGCTTGAGCGCGTTCAGGAATGGCATCTCGGAGTCGTAGTAGCTGAGCCCGCTCAGGTTGACGCCGAGATAGTTGGCGCTGCCGCCGGTGATCGTGTACGACGCGCTCGCGACCGAGCTGTTGAGGTACCCGGTCGCGATAGCGATAGCCTTGATGGTCTCGCTCACGCTCACCGTGATCGCGCTCATATAGGGCGTGCTGGTGATCGTCGGCGTGCTACCGTCGGTCGTGTAGTAGATCGAGGCGCCCGTGGTCGCGGACGCCAGGACCACCGACTGCGCGCCACTGTACGTGCCCGCCGAGGGCGTGAACGTCGGGGCGGCAGCTGCGTTGCCGATGGAGTACGCCGCTGACCCCACCGCGGAGTTGAGGTATCCGGTCAGCACCGCGATCGCCTGGATGTTCGAGTTCGAGCTGATGTTCAACGGACCCGTGTAGAGCGTGCTGCTCGTGCTGGGTATGCCGCCGTTGATCGTGTAATAGATCGCCGCGCCAACGGTGGTCGTGGAGATCGTCACCGTACGCGCCGTGGCATAGGTGCCAGCAGCGGGTGAGAACGTCGGGGTCGCCGCCTGGGGCGTGGCGCCCGAGGGCACCGTCGCGATCAGGATAGCCATTAATTGTAGCTGACGTCCACGATCACGGAGTTGCCCGCGATGGCCGTGCTGTCCGTGTAAGCGATGCCACCCGTAACCGCGAACTTGATCGAGTTGGCGTGCGAGCGCAGCTCGCCCAAGGGGATCGAGATGCCCGCGCCCGCCGTGCTGCCGGGCACCGGGAACTGATAGTTCGCCACCGTCGACCCGAGGGTGATCGAGCCCGACACGTCGAACATCTTGAGGTAGACCGGCGACGCGCTCAAGTTCAGCACCCGGATCGCGACGACGCTGCCCGCCGAAGATTTGACCGTGGTCACCGTGGGCGTGGCGGGAGCCAGCGTGTTGCTGTACTGGGAGCCGCCTGAGGTCACCTGCGACACCAGGGTCTGCACCGGTGTCATCCCGGCCTCGCCCTGGACGCTCAGGACGTTGGCGGATGGCGCGCCTGCGGTGCCCGAGTTGATGCCGTTGATGACCTTGACGAGCAGGTTGCCGTTGGTGTCCAGCTGCAGGCTGAGCGCCTGGCCGGTGGCAAGCGTCGGCGGCGTCGTGTTGAACGTGCCACCGACGCGAACCGGACCATTGACGGCCGCGGCCGCATCGCTTTGCTGGCCGCTACCGATTGATAGAGTATCGACGTTTGACATGCAGGTTCCTTAGACGATCCACCAATTGGCGTTGTCTGATTTCAGCGTGATGGAGGTGAACTGATACTGGATGCCGACCGTGGCCTGCGTGTCGATGGTCTGGCTCGACGTGGTGTTGACGGTCACCGTGTTGGACGAGTTGTCGATGCGCTTGATGTAGCAGTTATACTGCGCACCCACCGCAGTCGGCAGCGTCACGATCACGTTGCCCGAGGTCGCGTTCACCAGCACCGAGCAGGTGAGCGGGGTCAGCGTGGTGCTGGCCGTGATCGTAGTGAACTGCGTGCTGGTGCCGGACGGTGACGAGAACGCCACGCCATTGAGGTAGATGCCGGTGGCGTTGATCGTGCCCGAGCCCTGGCTGCCGCCCGAGGCGGAGCCCAGTACCAGGCTGGTGCCGGTCGCGTTGCCCAGCTGAGGGTTGGTGAGCGTGGGCGCGGTCGCCAGCACGTTGGAGCCGGTACCCGTGATCGGCTCCGCGACGAACTGGCCCGAGCCATTCGTGCCGATCACTAACGCGTTGGCGGGGATCGTCGCGCCATTGAAACGGGTGACCGTGGTGGCGAGCCCTGAGTTGGTCACGTCGCCGGTCAGCGTCGGGAAGTTCGCTGCCTGCAGCGTGCCCGACACGCCCGTGCCCAAGGGGATCAGCGGGATGTCGCCCGCCACCAGAGCGCGCAACGAGGGAGAGCCCGCCGTGCCGTTGGGGGTGGCCAGCACCTGGTTGGCCGGGGACGAGGTGCCAGTAACCGTGAAGGTGCCAGAGCCCGTGACAGGCGAGCCCGTGACCGTGAGCCACGGGGGCACGGTCAAACCGACGCTCGTCACCGTGCCCGCGCCGGAGGGCGCCGAGCAGGCACCCGCACCGTTCAGGTAGGTGCCGGAATTGCAGGTGCCGGTCCACAGACTGACGACGTTGGCCGAGGTGGCCGCGCTGTGCGCTCCCGCGCCGTTGGCGTAGACGATGCCGGTGAGCGTGCCCGCCTCACCCGTGCCGCCGCTCGCCGCGGGCAAGACGCTGTTGACGCCGGTGCTGAGCGAGATCAATGGCAGGTCCGCGGTCATGATGCCGCGTAAGCCCACCGCTCCGGTAGACCCGTTGGGCGTGGCCAAGAACTGGTTGGCCGTCTGTCCGGTGGCGAACGCCAGCGCCAGGTTGCCCGTGGTCGACACGGGCGAGCCCGTGACCGCGAAGATGGAGGGTGCCGTCAAACCAACGCTGGTGACCGCGGGCTGCCAGGCGCCCGTGCCATTCCAGAAGGTACTCGCCGAGGCGTTGGTGCCGCTGTTCAGGTTGGTGACCGGCAGGTTGCCCGTGACGCCGCCATTGGCGGACGAGCTCAAGACCGCGGGCGGTAGGTCCGCCAGCGCGATCCCGCGCAGGGTGAGAGCGCCGCTCGAACCGTTGGGCGAGGCCAGGAACTGGTTCGCTGCCTGCCCGCCCGCGAACCCAAGCGTCAGCGTGCCCGAGCCGGTGACAGGGGAATTGGTGATCGAGAAGATCGACGGCGCGGCGAGCCCGACGCTGGTGACGGTGCCCGCCACGGAGGGAGTCTGGCAGCTGCCGTCGCCACGCAGGTAGGTCGTGTTGCTGCAGGGACCCGCCCAGAGCGTCGTGATGTCTGTATAGGCCGCCGCGGTATGAGGGCTCGTGCCGTTGCCCTTCAGCAGGCCGGTGATGGTTCCGGCCTCACCGGTGCCCCCGAGAACCGCCGGGAGCACACCTGATACGCCAGTAGCCAACGGCACCGCAGGCAGGTCTGAGGCCACGAGGGAGCGAACCGACAGCGTTCCAGACGTGCCCACGGGGCTCGCCAGCACCTGGCTGCCCGGTTGGGTGGCGCTGGTGATGGCGATGGTGCCAGAGGCGGTCACCGGACCACCCGTAGAGACGAGCCAGGAGGGCACCGTCACGCCGACGCTCGTGACGGTACCGGTGTTGGTGTTGGGCGCGTGGCAGGCGCCGTCCGCGCCCAGGTAGTACATGCCGGAGCAGCCCGTGAAGAGCCCGGTGATACCGGCCGCGGTAGGTGCGGTCGCCAAGCTCGAGAACAACACCCCGTTGCTCTTGGTGCAGGTGATGGCGAAGCTGCCGTTGGTCGTGCTGCAGTCGCCAACTAGGGTGGGCATTAAGCTGGCGGGCAGGTAGCCTGACGGGAAGAGCCAGGTGTAGATCTGGTCCGGCGTGACGTTGACCGTGACCGCGTTCTGGTCCGCTAGCAGCCGTTCGGTACCGGTCAGTGCCGTTGCGTTGGGGTACCCGCCCACCTCACTCGCGCGAGACTGATGGGCGATCGCGAACGCGAGCAGCGCCAGGAATAGAAATCGTTTCATGAATCCACGCGTTCCTTAAAGAGGATAGGCATCATATGCGCCCGGAAGTACAGGCACGCCGTAGAGGACATCACCTAAGACGATATCGACGTTGGCAAAGACCTCCGCCGTGTCGGCACCCAACTGCACGACGTTCGTACCGGGGACCAGCCAGGTAATGGGGATGGTCACGGCCAGTGTTCGCCAGGTGTACTCAAGCTGATCGGGATAGGGCCACGGCACCGACGTCGCGTGGCCGTTGACGATCACGTTGATCACCGTAGGGTTGGGACGGTACTCTTCGTTAAAGTCGAACAGCACACGTACTGCGCCCGCCTGTGGATTCGCGGGCAGGTTCGGCACGTTCCAGGTTGAGGTCTCGTTTGGCAAAGAGAGTTGCCCCAGGTTTACCGCACCGTTCGGCCCTGGGACCGTGTTGTCGGGCGCATCGTAGGCGAAGTCACGATCCGTGAATGGACCGTCGAAGGCAACGTTGTCCCACGAGAACGTGTGCTGCCGCTGCGACGGAGCGGGCGGCACGTCGCCCTTGTCGGCGTTGTAATGCACGTCTTCCAGCCAGATAAACCCGCGCGTGAACGTCAGGTTGGCGTTGGTGACCGTGGCGATGTGCCGCAGCGTCGTCGGTGCCGCCGCGACACCAGCATCAGTCGCGTACACGTCGATCTGGTTCTGCGAGATGCGGAACTCGACGTGATTCATGTTGCCGGGGCCGGTAGACGAGATCACGCAGTCGAGTTGCGTCATGGTCATCGCGCTGGGTGTGCCGGAGCCGTCCGTGTCGTTCAAGACATAATTACGCGAGGCGACCGCGGACTCGACGGTCCAGCGTGGGTACGATAGGTTGTTGGCGTTCGGGCACTCACCTTCCACGCCCACGGGCGCTACCGCCGACAGACGAATGCCAAAGCCGTTTTGTGGCATCGTCACCCAGGAACTAAAGTGCGAGAACGGAGCGGGCACGGGCAAATCAGACATCCAAAACTCGGGCCACGCGGTGTGTATGCCGCCCGAGTCATTGGAGACGTCGAAGCTGACGGTCCCGGTGCGTCCCGCGAAGTCAAAGGACTGCTTGGGATACATCGCCAGCGTGAGCACGTCGCCCGCGTCGAAGACGCCCGTGTTGTTGTCGTTGGTTGCCTCGCGCACCTGGCCGTTGCAGATGATGACGTCGTTGGGCGCGTTGACCGTCGGCGTGGTGCCGTCGCAATTGTCGATGGTCGTCGCGTTCCACAGGTTGTAAGCCGCTTGTCCCAAGTTCACACCGGAGTCGCCCATCGTGCGCGAGACTCCCCAGACGTCGCCGTCGAGTTGGCCCGCCCTATTGCCGGTACCGGCTGGCGCATCGAAGGTGTCGCAGAAGATGACAGGGCCACCCAGGACATTACCGCAGTTGTTGGCGACGGTTGCGTTAATCGTCATCGGCAGGGCACGGGTCTGGGATTGCGGTGGCGACTCGGAGTCCGTGACCGTAACGTTGATGGTCACAACCCCGCCTGTTTTCGGGGTCCCGTACAGTATCCCCCCGCTCGTTAGTCTCAGGCCGAGAGGTACGCTCGGGGCTGACCAGGTGTAGGGCTTGGTGCCGCCGGTAGCCTTGAACCAAAACGAGTAATGCACGTTCACGGTCGCTTGAGGCAGCGATGTACTAGCCAAATAAAGGCCAGCCTCAGCGTTAGAAGATGCGGACATCGCGATTATAGAGACGAGAAGTATTGCTAAATGGCGCATGATTTATCTCTACGGTATAGCTCTGACGTTGTAGGCTGTGCTGGTCGGCGAACCCGTGGCGCCCGTAGCATTGCAGACTTGCACCGTAGCGGTATTGCTCGCTGACATGTACGCAGAAACACTCCAGCCCGCGCCGGGTCCGCTCGCTGAGACCGCGCTCGCCACGAGTGCCATCGAAGACGCTACGCCGGTTAGCGTCGCGGTGCCGGTATCACAGGCGCCGTTGGCGACGCTGCCGCTGATCGTGCCGGTCGTGCCCGTGATCAATGCGCTGCTGCTGACGGACCATTCTAATGTTCCTGCACTACTGATCGACCAAAAATCGGCGTTGCTCTGCGGGGCAAGCACGACGCTCGTGACCGATGCGCCCGCGCTCAAGATCGGCTGAGAACTCTGCGACGAGACCGTACAGGTGCCGGTCGAGGGGTTAGAGATGTGGAAGTAGATTCCGTCGCCACCCGTAGCGAGCAGTGGCAAGGTCAGCGTGTTAGCGCTGCCCGTGGCCGCGCACGCAATGTTGCTGGTCGCGGAGGTCTGCGATCCTGGGGAGACGGTAGAACCTGTGGTGAACTGCTGAGACCTGGCGCCGAAAGGGTATTCTTGGAAATCCCAAAACTTGTTGTTCTTGTTCGCGCACACGTCGCGCCGATAACGAGAGGTGATGCTAATCATGCCAGCGCCATTCTGGCAGCGAGCATCCGTGGTTGAAAACAGCGAGAGATAGTTAAAACCGATACCCATACTTGGCGTGAGACCCGCCGTCACACCAGCCGAATACATCGCGCCTTCTGCGATAGTCGTAGAAGACGAGTCATTGCCGATGTCCAATTGCAACCCTGAGGGGGCCGCACTATTGTCGGTGCCATAGACATAGGTGCCGTAAGCACCACGCAACACGCCCGTCGCGGGAGCGCCAGCAGTCACATAAGTCAGATGAATAGCGGCTTCGCGAGTGTTCTGAAAAACAAACTCGGGTGTGTGCGCAGTCGGATTGTTCTCAAGATCGATTGCAGTCAAAACAACCGGCTGAAACGTACACGTCCCATAGGCGACGAGTTCCAACGGCTCGAAACCAGCCGCAGTAATGTTAACTGCCGTAGTCCCTGTCGTATTGATCGCCGTACCGCCCTCAGAAGATGAAACTTGAATAACATTACCGACGATGGAAGTAACGAAGTAGACCGTATTGACCGTGAAGCCATTAACCGTTGCGCTGAAAGTCACTGGAGCATCGACCGCAAACTTAGTCGAGTCAGTCACGGTGATGTTGGCCGTCGAACCATCCATCGTCGCGGCTTGCGTGGAGGGCGTCCGCGTCTGCGCCGAGACCGTCACGTTATTGACTGTAAACTGATTAAAGGTCGTGCCATCGAGCGGGCCGCGCGCAGCGAACACGATGCTTCGCTGAATCAGCGATGTGTTCATCTGGACGGTCAGAAATTCCCACAAACTATTGCCGCCATTCTGTGCAATGGCCCCCGACACGCCGAACCACATGTTGCCTGCGGTATTAAAACTGCCGTCGAGATTACGAAAAGTCGAGAGCCACATGTTCTCGATCCAGAACCCCCACTGCGTGTTATTAACCGCCGAGACGTTCTCGATGATGCCTCCGCTCATACCTGGGTTGTAAAGCGCACCGATCTTCATTCCGTAAGCAAAGTTCGTGAGCGACAGGTTCGTGACGCCAAAACCCTTGATGTAACCGGCAACGAACAAGGTTGGGCTAACCGCCGGGGCTGGACAGTTTGTACCGTTGCAGTCCACGTTGTTGTAGTCAAAACCGTCGAAGGTTCCGTCGCCCTGAAGAACCGTACCGGTTAGCACACCGTTGGCGGCGATGGCGTAGCCCGAGCCGTTGTAGATGACGTTGGGATAGCACACGCTGCCCGCGCCTGTGCTGACGGGTCCGCAGACAGGAGCCGTCAGAGTGAACGTGCCAGCCGGGAACTGAACCGTACCGCCGCCCGCGCTATAGGCTGCGGTTGCCGCCGCCGCGATCGTGGCGTTCGTTATGGGTGTCTGGACATAAAAAACACCGCCCAAAGTAGATGGGTTGTTGCCGCTGATCGTGTAGTTAGGCCAGGTGCCAGTAAGAGTGATATTTGAGCCAGCAGTCAACGATGGAGTCGCCGTGCCGTTGCCGCCGAGCGAAAGCGGCACGACGCCATAGTCCATCTTCGCCGCCATCGACGTGTTCCACAACTGGGGAGTCAAGGTTTGACCTTGCACTACCGCGCCGCCCGGTATGCTTTGCGAGAAAGCCAGAACCGGAAACAGCAGCAGAATGACCAACAAATTGCGCACTAGAAAGTTCCTTCACCAAATTTTGATTCGCCGAACACGATGCCAGAGGTGGATGGCGAGAAAGTTCCTTCACCAAATTTTGATTCGCCGAACACGATGTCAGAGGTGGATGGCGGTATAAGGTCAGCGAAGCTAATCGCGATCTGCGCCTTTTCGATCAGCTTGCGCGACACGGTGTCGACGCGCGACTGGTAGTAGGACACCTCGAACTCGTAGATCTTCTGCATGGCGATGGCCTCGAGCTCCACCTGCACACGCTTGCCGTCTAAGATGCGCGGCGGACTCATGATCCCGAAGTTGTCGGTGAACTCGCTGTAGGCCAGCACGCAGTTGAGGAAATCGATGGCCGCGTTGTTCTGCAGGCCGTAGGTCGTGATGCGCACGCGATCCGCCATCAGCTGGTGAGAGGACCTGGAGCGACGCAGATTCGGCAACGCTTGCAAAGGTCGTGTACCGTTTTCCGGATCGATATGCACCGAGGCGTATGGCGGCACCAGGTTAGGCGGCGTCAGGAAAGAAGGGTACAGGGACAGAGTATTGGAGTAACCGTCACTAAGCGGGCTCACATACTCATTTAAATTCAACCACAACGCGAGGCTATTGGTAGTGACCGCCTGCGTGGGGTCGATCATGCCCGGGGTATCGAGCAGTTGCGTGGTCAACGCAGGGGGAATCGAGTGGCCTATGTAGTGCCACAGCCCCGCCTGCTCATAAAATCCCGTCTGCGCGTAGAACGCGTAGCGGAAATTGCCGTAGTTAGCTACATATATGGTATTGATAGCATCGCGAAAATGCGCGATCTGACTCTCGGAAGTGAACTGAATTTCCGCTTGCCCGAGAATTTCGCTCTCGTTCTGGACTATAGCCTGAGAGTAGTGCAATGACCCCGAGAACACATGGTCCCCTGTCGGCTGCCAAAACGCGAAACCATCGAGCGGCAGCACTATGCGCTTGTACGCACGGAATCGTACCTCTTGATCCTGACTAAGTTGCCCCAGACCGTCGCGCAGAGCCCCCGCCATCTGGCCGGAGCTGAAACCGCCCATCATGTCTCTTCTCCGTTGGCACAGCGGCGCAGCCACGCCAAGCCTTTTCGGATTTGAGCGATCTCAACCGCGTCATAAACGACACCAGTATACGCGTCGAGCATCTGGGCAGATGTCATCATCTGAAGGACGAGCTTAGCTAGCTCAGGGTCCTTGGGAATCTTTTTGTGCCAATCGCCATCTGACTGCAGTATGGCGTCTGCCATGCCCATTAGCCCACCCACGCGCGGAAGCATGTCATGTACAATCCTGTGTCACGAAAGCTGGGGCGCCGCGGATTTTTGCGCGAATAAGGGTGCTTCCGGCGATGATTCACCCCCATTAGCGCTGCCTGGGTAGGGGTGCCCGGGATGCCGACTTGCTCTGCCCGCTTCGATGCTATAAAATCGCGAAATCGGGCCTCGATGGCAGAATTTGCCGCAGCGAAAGGCGGAATCGACCGGCCCATCAACATTGATTCGAGTGCGCCCTCAAGTGAATTTTCGAGTTGACCGATAACGAACTTGTTGTCGACGTCAAAAAACTTCTGCATGACGCCATATCGTTCTTCCAACTTCTCGGCCACGTAACCGGTGGTGACGACGCGCTTTTTGCGAGTGTCGTACGGCATCACAAGCACGCCGAGATGCAAAGTAAGTGACATCGGCTCGCTCCATAAAATCTGGTTGCGGGCGCCGAGTCGAACGGCCTCTCCAGGTGTATGAGACCCGGCGCGTGAGCCGTCCGCCTACCCGCAAAAATGTTATCCCTTGGTGCGGCGGGACTTGACCTTGTCCGGGTTGCTGATGACTTCAACGCCGGACGCGAGCGTGGGCATGTCGGTGGTGTCTTCAGTGATCTCGATTTCCAGCCGGGATGGCGGGGCGCCGGTGCTTTTGGTCACCTTGCCGACTTCCTTGCCGATTCCGTCCGCGATCGCTTGCGCGGTCACCTCACGGCGCACCTGCGCCTGACCGTCCAGGGCCTTATCGTTATTCTCGAATGTCTCGAGCATGGCGTCGACATTGATCTCGGAGTCGACGTTGTAGACAAGCCCGGTGAAACCCTTCTTCCGCGACAACTCCTTCGCAGGAATCATGCCATAAGTCACGTGCTGTGCGACGATCCGATCGATCTCATCTTTGTCCAGGTTGTCGAGGCAGATCTGCCCGCCCGCCCGGATAGTGCGCACGAATACTTGCTGGCGTTCTTGCAATCGATATGCAAAAACGTGATTCTGCTTGGTGGTGTTCGTGACGAAGAGTTTCATACGGCAAATGCTCCTGGATTGTGAAAGATCGACTAGTGACCGGCGCTCAGAATCGTGACCGCCTCGGGACGGACGGCCCAGCCGGAAGTAGCACGCATTTCCGACAGGATGTCGATGGCGCCACCGGGAAGCGGGGTCGGGATCTCGATGGGTGCCACCACATCGCTGTACATCAGCGTGTTGGCATTGAAGCCGGGCCCAAGACGGGCAAACTCGTTGGTGTTCCAACCTTCACCTTCCGGTTTCTTGAGTTCCGGGATGATGAACAGGAGCGCATCGGTGCCACCCGAACCCGCGCCGATCAAGGTGTCGTCGTAGCCCCACTTGATCGTGACGCCGTTGGTCTCGAGAATGTCTTGCACGGTGCCGGACGTGGTCGCAGAGCCCGCGCCCGCGCGTTGGAACGCGGTCAGCTGAACGATGGCCTGGTACTGCCAGAGCCCGATGTCCTGTTGGGGGCCGAGGACGACGATTTCCTGCGGCTGGCCCAGCTGGTACGTGCGCGCCAGCAACTGCTGGATGATCTGCAGCAGAAACAGCGCCATCGCGCCGTTGTCATAGGTCGAGATCGTGGTGTTGCCGTACGGGTCGGCGGGCAGCGAAATGGTCGTCGCGCCCGTGGAATTGAGCAAGCCCTCGCCATTCGACGGGAACTCGCCATACAGCGCCTTATTGCGGAGCAGCTGGTAATGGCCCTGGCGCATCGCCAGGCGTTGGGCTTCGACGATCGAGGTACCCCATTGCGCCATCATCGCCGTCTGGTGGTGGTCGTACTCGGCGCGTACCTGCTGCAAGTACGTGGGCGCCGAAGCGAGGCCGGTGGTGATCGAGCAGCTAGGCAGCTGGTTGCTGCCTGCCTGACCGGAGCTCACTTTGGTGCGCACCGCCAATTGACGAAGGTACACATACTTGTCCTCGCTCCCCAGCTTGACCCGGGGTGCCCCGCCGGACAAAAGCTTAACGAAGTCGGACTTCTGGTTGTACTGGAGCAGGAGTTCCGGCTCCATGAACGACGGGTTCGCCATGACCCAGCTGGTGGCATCGAGTGACATAGTCTTGTGTCCTTAAAAAGTTATACAGTGATGAAGGAGGTGTCAGATCCGGACGATGGCGGTGTAACCCGTCTCGAGCCAGTTAGCCAACCCAGTGGTGTTATAGCCGGACGCGTTCGCAGACACGTTGACGGTACGCGACGTGCCCAGGGAGACGGCATCCAAGGTCATGCCGGGAATCGGACCGATGATGTTGGCACCGGCGGCGCTGACCAGGCACAGGTTGACCGTGTCCCAGAAAATGGTCGTGGGATCGACCACGCCACCCGACCAGGCTGCTGCCGCAGTGCTGGTGCACGCCAGCGGGATACGGGCGCCCGAACCGGAGCGATAGAAATTGATCGCACCGGCCGCAGGAGCGATCGGCACGCGCTGCTGCGCACTCTGCAGCATCGCGGTTGCCTGGTTGAACACCGTCACGCCGGTGTACCCCGCCGCATTGCCCGCAGTGATGTTGGCCGCAACGACCAAAATCGACTGTAGGTCGGAACCCGGCGCGGTAGCACCCACGCCACCGATGGCGTTCGAAGTCAGCGACTCACTGATGAGCAGGCCGCCCCACATAGGGACGGTCGAACTCGGTGAAACGATGCCCTTGCGCAGGAGAAACCGGATTGCCGGGTCATCGAGCGCATCGCCCTGGGTATACCCGTCGGACGAGACGAAAAACGTACCGGCAAAATTCGACTGTTGCGCCGGGTTGATGGAATACGCTGCTGCGGTCATAAAGATAGACTCCTAAGAGATTCGAGTTGGACGACCGATTAGCGGTCGAAGCGGGTGTTGATACGCCCGACGTTGTCCGGGTTGGTGAACCGCGCCCAGGCCGCGCGCTCGCCGCCGTAGAAGCGATGAATGCGACGACCCGACTGATCGGTCTCGATCGCCATGCGCAGGTCGGACCCTGTATTGGTCGGGTTCACCGCAACGTTGTACGCGTCCGAGTAGATTGCATCCTCGATCACGGTCAACGCTCCATCGTCGTTGATCTTGGTGAGATCGACGTCCTTGAACTTGGCGGAATGCGGTTTGAACTTTGTCGCCATGCGGATACGATACGACCGTTCGTCCTCACCGGACAGCCAGCGCTCGGCTGAATCGCCGAACGCCTGCGCGACTTTCTCGGCCTTCTGCTGGGTGGCAGTAAGCCGTGCGATGGTGGCCTGAGGAAGTTCGACCGGGACACGGGCCTGCAGGTCGGCGATTACCGCAGCATGCGCGGCAGTGGCTGCGAGCGCGGAAGCCGCGTCTGCGCGGGCAGCGTCGAGTTTCGCGGCGTCCATGCAGTCCTCTTCCTTGGCCGCGTCCATCTTCTCGGCGTCCTTCTTGGCCGCGTCCATCTTCTCGGCGTCCTTCTTGGCCGCGTCCATCTTCTCGGCGTCCTTTTTCTCGAACGCATCCAGGCGCGAATCCATCTTGTGCATCGCTGCATCGAGCTTCGCGTCCATGGTGGTGTTCATCGCGTCGAGCTTCGCGTCCATACGCTTTGAAAACGCATCGAGTGCATCCATCAACGCAGAAGCGTCTTTCTTCTCTTCGTCTGCCATTGCCAATTCTCCTACTAGTGTATCGTTTGAAAGGCCAGTGGGCGGTCCGCCTTTATCCCAGACCCCGAGCGCAACGATCGCGACATGGTCCAGGACAGCGGCCTTCCCTTCGATCAACAATTTCTCACCGTCGCCCATCTTCATGCGAGCAGCGGTGCGGATGTTGACACCGGGCGAAGTCGAGAGCACTTCACTCTCGATCGCCGCCGCGGTCTCATCATCATAAATCTTTGCAATCGCCCAGACATCCTCGCCCTGGATGTAGGGCACAAACACGGTCCCTACGATGCGATCCTCGAACTCGTCCGAGTTGAGCAAACTCTTTTTCGGATGCTCCCATAGCACGGGCAGCCCGTTGCAGCGCTGCAGGAACTCCTCGTTCAAGTACAGCGACGGATCTCGCCACACGTACTCCTCATGCTGCGGCCGGTAGGCAGCGCCGGTGCCGGTGATGCGCAGGGCCACCAACAGCATGTTCGCATAGCGCTGTGGGGAGGTGAGTTCACCATCTCGCATCGCATACGCGATGCCGAGTTCATCCATATCGAATTTTTTCAGAGGCAGGACGTCGCCAGGGTGCAGCAACAGTTCCAGTGCAGCGTGTCGGTCAATCCAGACATAGGCGCTGGCTTCGTCGCGAGCGAGCGTGACCGGGAACTCGTCGACATACGCGATGAACGTCGTGAAGTCGACATCGGTGCCGATCTTGCGCCACCAGACTTTGACCGGTGCCTCGCCGCTGTAGCCGACTTCCTCCAGGCACTCACGCCGAGCGCATTGCTCGAGCGTCTCGCCCTCCTCCAGCCAGCCGCCCGGAAAGGCCCAGTGGCCCTCATAATCGCCGCCGCAGCGCTTCTCGAGCAACACCCGGCCATCCGGCGTCAAGAACAGGATTCCTGCGCCTTGCTTGGGGGATGTACCCGACAAGAGATTCTCCTTTAAACTTTCTCGATTGTGACCGGCCGAGTCGCGTGCAAATGACCTTTGACCAGCCCGGTGACATAAGCCCCCGTCGTAATTCCGTGTGCACGGGCGAGCTTCTCAAGGCGGACATACTCCATGCCTTCAAGAACGATGTCCACGCGTTTTTTGTGGGCAGGCCCCAAATCGATCGAACGCTTGGGGGTGATGCCGCCGTCTAGGGCTGCGAACCTACAACGTGCCTTATGAACCAGGACTCCGACATATTCCTGCGAGACCCCAAGTTCATGGGCCTTGGTTTTATTGTCGCCAATGGCCCGACGCGCCTTCCACCACTTGTAAATCTCGTACAGACTTTCATCGTCCCAATGGTGGTAGGTTCGCATGCCGGGGTCTCCTATGCGACTTTCTGTTCAAGAACCCCGCGCCAGGCGTCGAACGCCTCCAGCTGCGCGGCGGTGCCATACTTCTTAACCATTTTGCGCACGCGCTCCCAGTCGGGAATGCTGCTCACCTGGGGCTCCAGCACAGCCAGAGCGTGCCCTCGCAAGTACCCGTACGCCAGGTGCGTATGCCGCGCCTCGGACCGGACAATGCCGACACGGTGTTCCCGCAGGCTGCAACGCAACGTGCCGCGGGACCGCGTCTCCTCCAGGCGGATGATGCGGGATTCCGCGGCCAGCGACTTCAACTTTACTTTCAAAAACCGAATGCTCATAAAAAATCTCCATGGTGACAAACCACTAAGGAACTTCCAGGGGTTAAGTTCGGGTGTTCACCAGGAGGCGGTGCGCGTATGCATTCACCACATAAAGCATTTCCTCATCGATAAAGTGGAGCGCCTACTGGGAGTCGAACCCAGCGGGAGCACGGGTTGAAATCCGGCTGCCACCCACGCGGCTTTAGGCGCTAAAATAAACTATCAGTGTACACCAAACGTGCGCATCGGCACCGTAGTGCCTGCCAGCACGTGCGTGCAGTCATCCAGGTACTCGATGTAGCCCTTACGCACGAACGAGTGGCAATGCACCGGGACCATGTCTTCGTGATTCGCGACCGTGATGTCCGGGCTGATGGTCGGCGCGGCCCAGTCACCGTTGAAATCGAAATGCTTAGTTGTAAGCGCATGCTCGAGTTTGCAAGCAGGGCACCAAAAAACAAGCATGCCGTCGATCAAGCGGAGTTTGCCGATCATGGGCCCTCCTTATGCTAAAATAAGCTTGCGCACCCTCAGCCGCTCTTCCTTACCACGGGTCGTGAGCATCGCCACCGGCAGGTCGCGCAAGCTGTAAATATAGCGATACCGGCAGCGGCACATCGGGAGTTCCGCGGGCTGCTCAATATCATCGGTGAATCCGTCGATCTGTCGCACCAGGCCACCAGTATGGGCCCAGGAACCGCGTATCAGTAGAATGCGGCCATGCCGCGCTTCGTGTTCGGGCCGCGCCTGGTAGCCGCCACCCTCGCGCACGTGTAACCATTCGGCCGCAATCGCGCCGTTGTCGACCGAGATGATGTCGTCGATGGCCACGGCCAGCTTATGACCCTGGTCGGTGATCACGCGCCGTTCTTCCCACGGCAACGAGGTCAAGGTCTTGCGAACGCCGGTCCTGACTTCCTTCTTGTCGGCGACGTCGGAGCCACCAATAGGAATGGCAGTGGCCCATCCGGCAAAGCGCTGCAGAGTCTTGGCGATGGACGCCTCGCGATTGTACCGGATCAAGTTAACGGACGCCAGTATCCGCCGGTCCAGCTCCGCTCGGAGTTTCGGCTTCACCATCTCTATGTCGAATTTGGTGACGCCGGGATGGACGCGGACCACGATTTTATGGTTCGTGCTGCGCTGAAACACGTCCTCGAGCGATTTGGCCAGGGTCCGGATCAGCACCGACTCCGGCACCAACGTGGTGTGAGCCGCCTCGCGCAGTTTTCTAATCCAGCTCTCAAGCCGTTCCTGTGAGTCGAAGCCGTGTTCGATAAAATCGTTAACGGCCGCCGAAATCGTGGTGTAAAATGCTGCGCGCGTGGTCGCCACGATTTTACTCGAACTTCGCCATCTTCTTGCGCTCGCCGGTCTCGAGTTCGGAGCCCTTGGCTTCCTTTTCGGCCTGCTGCTTTTCAAGGATTTCTTGCTGTTCTTCCAGGTATGGCAGCAGCGTATCGTAATCGATCACGAACTCGTGCGGGAACATCCGCTTGTTTTCGGAGATGTTCATGAGCGCAGTTTGGATGATGCTCGCCCTATTCTCGGGGTCGACTCGATCAATCAAGGTCTGCACGACCGAGATCACCGCCTCCAACTTAGTCCGCTCGGACGCCTCTTGTTGCGAGTCTGGCTCTCGCAGGTACGAAGGCCAGACTGCCTTATAATTGTCGCGCCACTGGCTGAACGCGTCCTCGTAGGACTTGCTGCCATACGTGTTCGGGTACTTGGCCTGGATGCGCTTGTAGAACTCTTGGTTCCAGGCGCGATACTGCACAATGTTGTCGAACCAGCGATATGACGGGTTCATGTCGATGCGCACGCTGTCGATGAACGCCGCGATTATTTTCGCGTCCTCGGTGCCCTCACCGAAACCCTCGGTCATGGTCTCGTTTTCGAGTATCACTGCGGGCATGTCAGCGGCAGTTGCCACGTTCTTGAGGCAGTTGCCACGAGCGTAGGTACCGGCCTTCTCGACATTGGTCATGTTCAGGGTTTCAATGTCCTCGGTGACATCGATCGACAGCACGTTACCGGTCTGCGCTTCCTTCAGGAAGTGGCGCTTGAGTCCGGCAATCTTTTCCATGCCCCGGTTGATGATCGATCCCGGTGACTTTTGCTTGGCGATCAGCAGTCCGAGTTTCGTGAGAACCATGTCGTCGGCGATCATCGACCGGACGAAGGATTTCAATGCGTACAGAGCACGCTGGTAGACGCTGCGGCCGACGAAGCCAAACGCGGAATTGGTGTAGGCCAGGTACACCGGCTCTTCGTTCATCGCCACGATAAAGCGTGACGGGTGGAACGTCTTGCCGTTGGAGCGCACCGTGATCGGTCGGTTGAACTCAGGACTCGTCGGAATCTGGTCCAGCACCAACGAACCCGCAGTGTTAAGCGGATCGAGCACGTTGAAGCTTAACTTCTCGTCCCAAATCTTCGTCATGTCGAGCGGCGACCCGGGCTCGGTCTTGTCCGAGAGCGCGACCAGTGACGCTATCCCGTAAATACGCGATAAACGATAAAGGTTGTGGATGTATTTATCCACCTCCATCTTGTTCCATTCGGCTTCGAACGCCTCGATAACCTCGTCCGGCGCCTCTTGCACGGTGATGACGCGCCGTTGGCTCTGAGCCATCGTAATCGGCGATTCCACCATCTTGCGCCCGAGCGGGTGGTACAGGTAAATCGTTTTGGCCGTCTGGTAGCCGATGTCGGTACCGGGCTGAATATCGTCACACATCAGCAGCTTCATGAGACTGCTGTTGAGCGACACACCGCCCATTATGTCAATTGTCGACATTACGGATATCCGATCGGCAGAACACCTGCCACGGTGGGCGCGAGCCCTGGAATGGTGGTGGCCATGTTCACCTCGATTATGTATTTAGCGGACGGCAAGCCGCCCTGCACTGGTACGGTGACGATCGACGTCGTGGTGTTGACCGTCGGCGTTCCCGCCAGCAGCGCGTACGGGTCCTGGTCGTTGCCGCGTACGCAGGTCACCGTGACCGTGGGTGGCACGCCTAACGCGAGCTTGGCGCCCGTCAGCTGCAGGTCGGGCGCGAACAGGAACTGCAACAGTTGCTTCTCGCTCGCGTACTTGGTGCCAAATTCTTGCATGAGCCCCTGCCCTGTTACCCACCAGCTGCGGTCTAGGTTCTCGACCTGCCAGCTGCGGAAGCCATTCTCGACCTGAACCGACGGCAGCGGTCCCAGCGCACCGCCCAGCTTGGGCACCACGATGGGCGGCAGCGGCGGAGTCGGTGGCGCGTATACCGTGAGGAACGCGAACGACGTACCCGTCGCGCCCGTGATGCCGCGGAGCGACAGCTCAAGCGACAGGGCGCCCGTGTTCGCCGCGATCGCAGCGGTGAGCCCGGTCAACGCCAGTGAATTTAGGTGCGCGCCCGGGTTGGTGGCCACCGCGGCCGTCGTACCCGTGAACTGCACCCGATTGTTGAGTGTGCCGCCGAACGAACCCACCGCGCCCACGGTGCCCGCAAGCGGGAATCCGCTGCTGCTAGTGAGCGTGCCAGAGAAGCCCGCGACGACGAAGGTCGTGCCGCCCAGGGCGATGGCCCGGCTGAGCGAGCCCTGGTTCGTGCTGACCGCGCCGATGGTGCCCGCCAGGGTCACCGTATTGCTGAGGCTGCCGCCCAAACTGGCACGAGCAGCGGTCACGCCAGTGAAGGCCGCGGCCGTGCTGCTGCTGAGCGAGCCCTGCAGCGTGCCGACGGCGAACGCGCCGCCCGAGAGCGCGACTCCGAGTGACAGCAGACCCGTGTCGGTAGCGACCGCGGCGGTCACGCCCGAGAGCCTGACCGCGTTGGCCAGATTACCTGAGAGCGTACCTGCCGAGGCGATCGTACCTGAGAGCGAGGCCGCCGTGCTTGAAGACAGCGCGCCCGTGTTACTAACGGTCGCGGCACTCAGGCCGGAGATCGCGATGCTGACGCTCAGGTTACCGGTATCGGTCGCCTTGGCGGCGCTGAGGCCGGTGAGAGCCAGCGCGTTGGTCAGGGCGCCGGTGCTGGTGCCGACCGCCGCGGTCGTGCCCGTGAGCGCCGTCAGCGTGCCGAGTGACAGAGCACCCGCGCCCGTGGCGACCGCGCCCAGCGTGCCGGTGATCGAGACCGCCAGGCCCACGGCCCCTGTGTTCGTGGCGACCGAGCCCACGAGTCCTGTGAGCCCGATGGCGTTGATGACGGAGCCGCCATTCGAAGCCGTGGCCCCGGTCAGGCCACTCAACGTGAGCGCGTTGATGACCGCTCCGGTGTCGGTCGCCTTGGCGGCGGTCAATCCGGAGATCGCGTTAGCCACTGACATCGAGCCGGTGTTGACGGCTTTCGCAGCGGTCAATCCGGTAAGTGCCTTGGCGACGGACATCGAACCGGTGTCGGTGGCTACGGCATACGTGCCGCCCGCGAGAACAGCGGAACCGCCGCCGGATGCCGCTTTGAGCGCAACGATCGAGGTTGAAAGATAATCAGTGGACCCAGACCAACTATAAACGTCGTTGTACGTGCCGGTAGAAGAAACGACGCTAGTCGAGACCGCCGAGCCGGGAGACCCTCCTCCCAGACCACACGATGCTAGGATGGAAAATCCGGTACCAGAATCCGTCCACGACGATTCGCCGCCGTTGAATGTCGAGATCATCGAAATGAGCAAATCGTTCGCGTTGGTCGTCGTAACCGATGCGCCGACGATGCCGGAGGTTCCCGACTGGCTGTTGTTGATCAGACTGTTGGAGACATCGACAACCGATGAGGTCGCCGCACCAAGCACTGAGATGAGGTAGACGGTGCCCGGACTGCCACCGGTTGAATACGTAGCCGTGGCGTAGTGACTGCCGCTACCAGTGCCGCTTGAACACAGGTAGATGTTCGTGATGCCGAAGCCGCCCGAAGAAACTACCTGCGTGTAGCTGTTGAGTAGGTTGTCCGTGACACCGGTGACAGTGGCGGAGTAACGGCAACTTACGGCGACGACGAAGGTCGTGGCGCCGGTCGAGTTGATCGCGTTGCCGCTGGTGTCGACCGTCGTATCAGTGCCGACGTATTCAGGAGTTTGCCCTACGCCGACCGCACCAACCGAGATGGTCATGGTGAGACCTTACGTGATCGTGGCGGCGAGCGTGTTCAGTAGCGTCGTGAGGGGTGCGAGAGCGGACTGCGAGATCGTGGCCCACACGACCTGACCGGACGAGTTGACCGAGAGCGCGTTGCCCGGCGCGTTCGCTTCCACCCAACTGGTGATCGCGGTCAATGCCGCTTGGACCGCGCTAAAACCTGCAATGATGTTCGTAGCTCCGAGCGTATTCAGGTAGGTTGCCTGGGTCATGGCATACGTCGCGAGTGGTGTCCCAAGAGCGCCGATCTGCGTGAGCACGACCTGCTGCTGCGCGAAGCCGTTCGACAGGTTGATGATGTTCTGTGCTGACACCGGACCTGCGGCGATCTGCGCGAGCGCGGCTGTCGTTACCGCCTGAATGCCAGCCAACGTCTGGCGCAGCTGCGTCCAAGCCTCGTTGTAGGTGAGCGGGACTGTCGGCCCACCGTAAGCGGGAAGTGCGTTGGCGTTCGCCACGACTAGTTATCTTGACGAATCGTCAACGACGCTGCGGCGAACGATGGCGTGTTGCCGGATGCACTGATGTTCTGCGGTACCGACAGGATGCCGAACCCGAGCGAGTTGCCGCTGGTCAACTGATCACGCAACTCGTACGCGCCGACGATGCCCCAGGCACCGGTCGATGTCGGAAACGTGATGGTGTTTGAGTTGCTCGAGGTGGCTGTCGTGCCGGTCGATGCCGTGCTGCCGCCCTGGGTCGCGGCGAAGTCGGTCAACGCTGGGTACGAACCCGCCTCGATCTTCACGCGCGTATAGCCGTTGCCGGACACCTCCGCCAGGCCCGCCGGAAAGCCGGTTCCGGTCTTGAGTACCGGCGAAAGTTCGGTGAACACGGCCGTGCCATCCGTGATCGCTTCGCCATCGACGCCAAGATAGGTCGTGGGCTGCGACGCCGCGCTGGTGCCCGCCGTGGTGCAGCGGTACAGATGCTGGTTCGTGTCGCCGCCCGCGCCGCCCGTGGGCGTGAGCGAGATGCAATCGCCCACCGAATAGGCGGTCGAGTTGGCACGTAGGCCCTTGTTGATCGTCAGCAGAGTACTCTGCGTTGATACCACTGC